ATTAAAAAATGCAGCAGGAGATAAATTAAGACCACAAGTTAGAAAAGATGGAACAGATGAACATTGGTCGGCTCATTTATGGACACACAATACTTGGTCTGCTGTTAGTACAGGCGGTTCTTTTAGAGAAAGTTTATCAACAGTAGGCGACCCATCAAATGTTGGTTTAGGTACTGGTGCTAATGGTTGGTTATTTCCATCAACTATAAATTATCAAAACAGTACAGGAGGTGGTGCTATGTTTGGAACACCACACTTACCTAGTTGGTCTAATGGTGCAAGTGGTACTGGAAATGTACTAAACAGCAAAACATACTTTTTGGTTAAAGGATAATGCCTAGAAAAAAAATTACACCAACGCAATATGCTGAAGCAACAGCAGGTGTAAGACTTTCAGCACACGAAAAGTTATGTGCAGAGAGAATGAAAAATATTCAGGAAAGTATTAAAGAGTTAAGTAGAGAAGTTAAATCATTAAGAACTGAAGTATCTAAAGGTAAAGGTGCAATAAGTGTACTTGTATTCTTAGGAACAGTCATTGCAGGAATTGTAGGTTTCTTTCAGTTAAAATGAAGTATGTCTTAATACTTTACCTGTGTAGTTTTGCAGGTGAACCTAAGTGTCTTCACGAACAGATAACACCAATAGAATATAAGTCTTATTATCAATGTGCTAGTGACGGTTATGTACGTGCATATAAAGCACTAATGGATTTAGGTGAAGAAGAAGTAAACACAGAAAAATACGCAATAAAATTTGAATGTAAGGAAGTAAACATAATATGATTGATAGATTAATTTATAAATTCTTTGGTCTCATAGATAGCTTATCTGAGAAACTTGAAGAAGTTTTAACTTTTCAATTCCCAAACTGTCAGAAGAAAAAGAAAAATAAGAAGAAATGAAAGTATCAGACAATACTTCAGTAGCTTTACCACTTAGAAATTTAGTTTCTATAATAGGTGCAGTTGCAATTGGTGTATGGGCTTACTTTGGTGTTATTGAGAGATTAAATAAATTAGAAACTTCAGATACTTTATTTGAAGCAGACCTATTAAAGAAAGCAGAACAGACACCTAAAAATCTAGAAATTTTTATGTTGTTGGAAGAAAGTTTTTCCCAAATTGAGAAGTTAGAGAAAAATCAAGAAATGAATATGTCTAACAAAATTAAAATAGAATTTATTGAAGAACAATTACACAAAGCGTTATCGGATATAGAAAAATTAAAAGACGCTAATAGAGAAATGAAATATACAAATGGTGGTCACTAATGGTCGAAATAGTAGCTTTATTAATGTTTGTTGGTGCAGACCAAAAACTTACAGAAATGATGTATATGCCTTCATTAAAAAATTGTTTGGAAAAGCGTAGGATTGCTACAAGGAATAGCAACGCAACTTATATGTGTTCAAAAGTAAAAGCAGAACTTTCAGAAGATATGAAGATATTAAAAATAGAGAAAATAAAATGAGTGAGAAACTAAAAGAATTACACGAAGTATTAGCAACAGAATTGTTAAAAAGAGTTAAAGACCCTGACGCAAAGTCAGCAGATTTAAACGTAGCTAGACAGTTTCTAAAAGATAATAATATAGACGCTGTACCTGCTAAAGACAGTCCATTAGAACAACTAATGAAAGAACTTCCATTCAATGAAGAAAAATCCGTCATTAAAAATTAATGACTTTAGGAATTTCTTATATCTAACTTGGAAGCATTTACGACTACCTGAACCTACACCTATTCAGTACGATATAGCGAACTATCTACAGAATGGCGGTCAGAGAAGTATAATAAGTGCCTTCAGAGGAGTAGGAAAGAGTTGGATTACAGCTTCCTACGTTCTTTATAGAATTTTACTAAATCCTAATATCAACATTCTTGTTGTATCAGCTAGTAAGAATAGAGCAGATGATTTTAGTACATTCTGTTTAAGATTGTTGTCAGAAATGCCAATGCTTAAACATCTATATCCTAAGTCAGACCAACGACAATCAAAGATAAGTTTTGATGTAGCTACAGCAAATGCTTCACAACAACCAACAGTAAAGTCTTTAGGTATAACTTCTCAGATTACAGGAAGTAGGGCAGATTTAGTTATTTGTGATGATGTGGAGACGAGTGGTAATACCCAAACTCAGTTTATGAGAGATAAGTTAGGTGAAGCTATTAAGGAATTTGAAGCAGTAGTTAAACCTGATGATTTTAGAATTATTTATTTAGGTACACCGCAGACAGAACAAAGTATTTACAATAAGCTACAAGAAAGAGGATATAAGATACGTTATTGGACTGCTAGATACCCTTCAGAGAAACAGTTAGTTTCTTACGGTTCTAATCTTGCACCAATGATTAATAATAGTTGGTCTTTAGAAATGGTAGGAAAACCTACTGATGAACAAAGATTTAATGAAAAAGATTTATTAGAAAGAGAAGCTAGTTATGGGCGTATTGGTTTCAATATGCAGTATCAATTAGATAGTTCTCTTTCTGATTTAGATAGATACCCATTAAAACTTTCTGACTTATGTGTAATGTCACTCAATGCTGAAACTGCACCTGAGAAAGTAATATGGGCTAGTTCACCTGAACTTAAACACAATGATTTACCTTGTGTAGGATTACAAGGAGACGGTTATTTTAGACCTATGCAGGTACAAGGTCAGTATTTAGATTATACTGGTGCTGTAATGTCAATTGACCCTTCAGGTGTTGGAAAAGACGAAACAGCTTACGCAATAACCAAATTTTTAAATGGAAATATTTACCTACTTGATATTGGTGGTTTTAATAGCGGTTATTCTGAACATACCTTATCTAAGTTAGTAGGTATTGCTAAAAAACATAAAGTTAAAAAGTTATTAATTGAACAGAACTTCGGTCAAGGAATGTTTAATGAATTACTTAAACCTTATTTAATAAAAGAATATCCTTGTACGATTGAACCTATACACCAACAATCAAACAAGCATAGACGTATATTAGATACGCTAGAACCTTTAATGGCACAGCATAGACTTGTTGTTTCTCCTGAAGTAATTCGTAAGGATTATGATGAAACAAACGCTATGTACCCACAAGAGACAGCGTTAAGGTATCAATTATTCTATCAAATAAGTAGACTTCAAAAAGGAGTTCATACTTTGGCACAAGACGATAGAATAGACGCTTTACAGATGTCTTGTTATTACTGGGTTCAACAATTAGCTAAAGACCAAGATTTAGCATTTCAGACAAGAAAAGATGAGAAATTAAGAATAGAATTAGAGAAATACTTTGGTTCACCTGAAGTTCAATCTTGGATTAAACTATAGTGTGTGTTTTTGCTGATTTTTAATTAAGTGCCACTTATAGAGTATTACTATACTGAAACTATAGTCTTCTTATTCTTATACTTTTGTAAAAAGGAATAATAAGACAAGAACAGCAACACTATAGATAAATACTATTGATTATGTACGATAACAAAGTGTTATACTTAAAGTCTTTATTTAAAGGTAATAAACCTGATGTAAAACTTCAAAACCTGATAAACGCAACTATTACAGCAGGTAATCATATTGAGATACCTAAAGAGAAGCGTAAAGACAGCGTTAAAGATAGTCGGAAGTTTATCCTGAAGAACGCAGAGGAGTTTCTTTGGTATGCTATAGATTATTCTATGTCTGAAAAGTTTGATAGAGACCTGTTCAAGAAATAATTTGGTACAAAAATCTGACGAGGTTATACGTAGTACCATTTTGCGAAAGTCCCCATAGGCACTATCTTTAAAAAATTTATAGGCGTACACGGTATATCTATCACAAATGCAACAGATGTTGCGTTATGTTTTGTATAAATACAGTAATGACAACAAATAACGGTAGTCTTAGGGACTACCTACCAGTTATTTCTTTTTATTTTTGCAGTTCTATTGAATAAAAAAAATTTCCGTTTATCTTTCTCATTATCTGTTTACTAACTATGAATGAGAATGACAAAAGAGTTCAGCAATTAAGAACACAACAAGTGTTGGAAGAAACTTTAGACAGACTTTGTAAAATAACTAATAGAGATATATTTGTAATCTTACCTGA